TTCCAACAGGCTTGTTATTTCCGTTGCTAATTGTTTGTAGGTCATTGAACTTTTGTTTTACTTTGTCTATGTATTCTTTTTTATAGCCTTTACTCATAAATTAAGTATATAAGAATGTAAATAATTCACCTGCCATTGCTGAATCACCTGTAGGTAAAATAACCATACCACCAACTATTTGTAAGTAACCTGTATCTGCAGTTGCGAATGTTGTAATTGTTTTAGCCAATCCTGACCTACTCGCAAAGATTACCCTATTACCACTCAAAGCCATAACTTCAAATTGTGTTTGCCCTGCAGTTGCAGTATGGTAAACTACTTGTGGTGTAGCGTAACCGCTTGAAGAATTCATATACTTCGTGCCGCAAGGCTCAAAGCCACCTAAATAAATAGGACAAGTATAAGCCTTTGTTGTAGGGAATATAGTATCTAAACCCATTGAAACATTTAAGTACTCTGAATAAAGCGTGTAATTTTCCTGCAAGAAACTTATCAATCTGCTATTGTAAAATTCAGCCATTGATTTGTACTTCTGCTCTATCAATTCTAAATCTGCTCTACTTGGTGGTGTACTTTCTTCACTTGTCTTTTGTAGGAATCCCTTACTGAATAACTGATAGCCCATAGTCATAGGAAGCATTGACATAGTAAACCAAATCAAAGCATCAGTAATATAGTCATCTATTAATGCCTTTTCGTTAACGCTTAAATTGTCATCCTCAACTCCTTCTTGTAATCTTTTGTAAAGCGTAGAACCTAAAACAGGTTGAATGAACATATCCCCTGCTACCTTAATCATTGGAAATAATTGTTTCCCGTCAATAGCATTAGATGCACCTGTTCTTTCCTTGAAAGTTTGTTCAGTTAGAAATAATATATTTTTGCTCATTACTACTTTTGTTTTCTTGTTACTATATTAGCTTTCCATTCGTGCCTACATTGGTAACTATGCGTTCCATCAGGCATTGTCCACCATCCACCGCATCTATCCCAAACCGAATAACCAACTCTTGCACTTATTTTTTCAATGTCCTGTCTTGACCAAAACTTCGTTAAACTTAAATCCATTAGCCTTTGGCAGAATGGTCTTGAAGTGTTGTAATCCCTTTGTGAAGCAGGAACACGCCAATCATAAGAATACATAATTAGAATATCATTAACCTTTGAACTCTTTCCAGGAAGTTCAGAAACAGGCTTATTAACATACCTTCTTACTACTTCATCTTCACCGATTAATGTTTTTTTTTCGGTAATAATTTTATTACCTACCAATTCGCTGATAGTAGTTTCAATATCCTTTAAAGGCTTCTTCAAAGTTTCTGCTATCACTTCAGGTGCAATCAATGGTTGTTTTGTAATCAATGAAAGAACATCCGCTTGAAGTTGATTTAAAGCCATTTCAAAGCCATTAAATGACCTTGTTTCAGTTATTGAATATAAACTCCTATCCGAACCACAGGAAGCAAATTCTTGAAGCAGAAGTTCATCTGCATCCATTGAGAATTTACTTATTTCGTCATCGGTTAAAGGGTCATCATCTACACCAAGAAAAGTATTAACATCTGCATCAGTAAAACCGAATCCGTTCTTTAGCATCAAAGTAGCTTGACCTTTAGTTAGTTTGCCGTTTCCGAACTGCCTAACTATTCTCATTACGTTTTGATATTGTCTGCCTGTTAGATTCTTAATTGAATCATTCATTTGTGTAGGTTGCTCTTGTGCCGTTGCAGTACCTGTAGATTGTTGAACAGGAACTAAACCTGCAAGGCTTCTTATTTCATCAGGTGTCATTGATTCAAGAACCTTATTAGCAACTAAAGGACTTAAAGCATTGATGTTATCTGAAATAATTTGTGCTTGTGTTTTAATTGCATTGTCTATAGGTTCTCTACCCATTAACTCACGTATTTCATCCTGCGTTAAATTTTGTGAAACTATAGCTTCAGTAAATTCAAACTTCAAAGGCTCAACAGGTTGAATAACAAAATCCCCTTGTTCGCCTTTAAGATTTCTGAAATTGGTAAATATAACTTCTAACTCCTTCTGCCTTTCTTGAACGTATGTATTATTGAAAATCTCGTAAGCATCCCTTATTTCGTTCCTTGCTCCTAATTGCCCTTCGGTCTTAATACCAAATAAGGTAGGACTTGTAACTTGATGCGAAGCAAAGATTTCTTGCTGAATTAAATTATTGACATTAGTAAAATCTTCTTTTGTCAACATCGTTGTTCCTAAATCAAGAATATCTGCTGCGTTATCCCTTGACTTGTTGAACATTATTACAACACGCTTTCCTTCTGAACCTGTAAATTTCTTTAACAAATCCCTTTCAACTTCACCTTTATTTTCCTCTCCGATAGGGTCGCCATTGTTAAGATTTACAAGTTTAGTTCCAACCCACCCTTGATTAGCGTTTCCAAGAATATGCCTTGAAACCTTTATGTCCGATTCAATGTAATTTAACCCTTGATAGTAAGAAGGCAAAGGATAGATTTCAGAAACAGGATTGTATTCTTTATAGTAAAATATTTGACTGCCATAAGGATTGTTAACATTAAAAGCCTCGTATTCTCTTGGCTTTTCTCGCATATCATTCCAATCGTTTTTAACGTAGAATGTTTGAAGGTCTTTGCTAACCCTAACCTTTGCAAAATCTATGTGGTAAACTTCGCTTACTTGCTTTGCTCTATTCCAAATTACTTGAAGATAATAACCCCTAAATAACTCGTCATCCTTAATACACTTCTTTAGAATGTCATTCCAAGATTCTAAACTATTAGCAGTTCCTGCTTCTTCAAAACCTTTTCCGTAAATGTAGTTACTCTTCCCCTTTACAATTGCACCGTGTTTAGGAGATTCAGAATAAAGGTCAATTAAATACTTCGGATAGTCATTATCTTTTCCGAATTCAACATATCCCTTACTTTTCTTTTCAGTAAATTTCGGTTGTTGTGCTTGGTCAAAAGCCAAAACAATATGCTTGTAATTATCCATTGTATGTTATAAATGAATTATCTTGTTCATCATAAGTTGTAGGTTCAAATGTTATTGCACTATTTAAATACATATAACCATCTTCAACCTGATTAAGTCCTGTAGGATTCAAATTGTTTGAACTCGCTTGTTCATAAACTTGATATGTCCAAAAGCCTGTTTCCGCATCTTCAAAATATTGGTCTACATCAAGTTCAAAAACATCATACCTTAAAGTTGTACTTTCGTTAGTAACAACAAACTTTACCACTTCCTGCGTAATTCTATTAGTAAATATAAACAAAAAGTATGGGTCGGTAAGTATAGCACTTTCCGAACCTGTAAAATATATGTTTTTCGTTTCGCCTTTTGTTAGTACAATCATAACCTAAAAAAAGCCGACTTTTTAATCGGTCGGCTTTCCTATTTTTTATTTTTATTTATTAACCTGCTACTTCTAAATTCGCAGCAACACTTGCACTTACTACCAAGAAATCTTCAGTTTCCTGTGATGTGAAGGTAAGCATTGAACCTTGTCTATCTCCAGGAGCCGTTCCACTTCCACTTTCAGTTGTATCAAGGAACAAACCGAATGATTTACCATACATTCTATAAGTTCCATCCATATCCAAAGTTACAAAGGTTAAGCGATTTTTCGCTAAAGTTGTAATTATGTTACGGATAGAAGCGTTACGAGAATTGATAGGGAACATAACTTGGTGAGTAAAGAAGATAGTTCCATTCTCTTGTGAACCTGTTAAGTTAGAAGAAGCAGAAGCAGTTGCTCTTGGAACTTCAAACTTGTAAAATCTTTTACCACTTGCTTTAGTCATTCCTGTAACCGTTCCTGAAGATTCAGAAACTCTTGAATTACCTGAAGCATCATAAAGGGCTGAATTTTCTATCAGCCAAATTGCTTGGATTCCCCCGATAGACTCCCTACAATCAATAGAGTAGCCCGAATTAAGTGCACACGGCATAGTTATAAGTTTTAAAAAAAGGTGGTGTTTTTTGCACCACCCTTTTGATTAGATAATTTATTTTAAAATTAGATAGCAGACATAAACTTCACACACTCAGAAACGAAGGCTACGTCAACACCTACCTTAAATTCTGCACGGAAACGTACATCGTTGTTATCTTCAGAATACCACAATTTGTAGTTTGTTTCTTCTGCTTCCAAATCAACTGCGATACACAAGTTTGAAAGGCTAATAGCAAAAGCATCTCCTGTTCCGTTCAAACCATTTACAGGCTCAATCTTTACGTTTGTACCAGGCAAAATGAAACCTTCAAAGTTTGCGTCTTGTGGATTGTAACTGAACATATTCAACGCTCTGTAAGCAAGAACAAGCAATCTGAACCAATCGTAACCTACGAAGATTCTTACATCACCCTTCGCCATAACTTCAGCAGGGATAGCTTTGTAAATACCTTCAGTTGCAGCGATTACGTTAGAAGCAGTAATGGTAGCAATTGCAGCACCACTTACGCCTGTGTAACCACTTACGTTAGCATCTACAGGAGAACCTGCATTGATAAGTTTTGAAAGACCATTGAACTTATTCAAGTTAGCAGTTGCACTTGCAGAATCACCCTGCCAAATTGCAGTTTCAAGTTGAGAAGAAATTCTTGCGTTCTTCTTTGCAAGGTAAGCAGCAGCGAAATCAGCGTTACCGAAATCTTCGTAAGTTGAACCTGCACGAAGTGCTTCCATTGTGAAGTAAGCTTCCAAATCCTTCGGACAAATCTTCTCCTCAACCTTAATCTTTCCAGGAACGATTGTTCTTTGAGAGAATGAAGTTGTTCCTGAAGCATCAAAAGAACAAGATTGTGTAGCGAATACTGCATCGGTATCCATCAAAGGAATTGCAGTAGGACCTTTAACACCTGTCAACACAATACCATTGTCAAGTATAAGTTGTTGAGTTTTTGCACCGATAACGGCTGAAGTAAGTAATGGTTGAGTTAATTGTTTAGTATATGCACTCAGACCTGTAAATGATAATGCCATTTTTATTTAATTTTTAATTGTTATTAATTAACTGAAAAGAACTGAATAATTCTTTTCTTCCTTTTCTACTTTAAAATTGTTTTGAGTTTTAACCGCTTGGTCAGGAGTTCCTGTAGGAGTTTCTGCCAATGTTTTAGTTACATCAAGCAACTGATTAATGATTGAATTTGCGTTGTTTAACTTTGTTTCGTAATCTGCAAATCTTTGCTCATAAGCAGCAAACTTCTCGTTGGTAGATGCTTGAAACGCACTAAACAAAGCATTCATATCTTCAACAACAACTTCTTCTTTCACTTCAGGTGCTTTGATTTCAGTAATTGCTCCGTTGTCGCCTACTTCAATGATAGTTCCATCTTCAAGTTGATGCTCTCCAATAGGAGCAGGAACGCCTTGAATAGTTACGATACCACCTACGGCAAGTTCAGTTACTTCTACTTCAGTACCATCCATAAGTTTAGCAGTTGCTAATTGCACAGGAGCAGGTTGATTGTTAACCAATTCGTTAAAGGTTAATCTCAATTTTTCAATTATTTCTTTTGGTTGCATAAATTATGATATTATTTTAGTTAAGAAATTGCGTTTAAAAGTTCAGATATTTTCTGAAGTGCTTGTTCTTCAGGTGT